CATGAACATGCCTTGGCAAAAGCCCGCCACAGCCGCCCCGATCGCCCCGCCGCCCTTCCGTCCCAACCCCTCCGCACCTGTGCCCAAGGTCGAAGCCGAGACCATCGCGCAGAAAATCGACCGGCTCGCGCACCTTCGGAACGAAATCAAGGGACTCGAAAAAATCGAGGAAACCCTTGCCGAGGAAATCAAAAAACTAGGCGAAGGCGAGCACAAGGGCGGCCATTGCATCGCCGTAGTGCAAATCATTCCAACCGACCGCTTCGACTCGAAGGCGTTCAAGGCCGAACATCCGGACTTCCACGCCAAGTTCGTCAAGCCGTCACCGCAGACAAAAATCACCATAAAGCCGTTGGTGTAGCGAGCTAGTGGCGGGGCGGCGTCAAAGCCTGTCCGGCTAACGAAAGCGGTTTGCTCGTTGCCGCGTTCCGTCCCCGCCACTTCCTAAACCGAAGCGGTCCGAGCACCATCCAAAAAGCGTTTACACGCGTTTGCTTATTTCTGCATAACTGATTTGATGATTTATAGCATTTCGGGTATTGACTACCCGTCTCAACGCATTTATATTCAAATCATCACAGACGGGCCGAGCGTCATAGACCTCGCAGAGACTTGTAGGCCCCGATCGAACCAAAAGCCCCCCAAGGTAGGAACCGGAAAGGGCAAGTAGGGCGAAGACGGAAAACGGAAACCCTACCCCTACCCTACCGAACATGAATTCAAGGAGTCCAAACATGACCACCACAACGAACGTCTTGAAGCTCGCGACCACCAAAACCACCAAGCCCGCCCCCAAGCAACACACCCGCGGCTTTGTTCGCCGGATGCGCCGGCAGAGCTACACGGCAATAGGCGCCGCTGGCGTTGCTTTTCTACTGACCGCCCTAAGCCTCAAACATCTGTCGGCCGGCATCCAAATCGTAACCGAGTGCGATTGTTGGGAAGCGTGGGCCATGGCCGGTGTTATCGATCTTGGCTTTATCGCCATCGAACTGGCGATGGTCATGGCTTCCACTCCGGCCCTGACCAAAGAAATCAAGCGTTGGGGCAACCCCGCGGTGCGCGGGATGCTGACCGGCTCGGCTATCATGAACGCCTTTGCGTTCGCCCGCCCGGCGGTTGTCGCCGCCCTCGCTGCCGACCATTTCCAGATTGGTCAACTCATGATTATCCCGGCCGTGGTGCTCGGCTTGGCAATCCCCGCCTTCCTGTATGCCGTTACCCGAATCGGCGCCGCCCTCTACATCGATTGCGACACCCGCGGCCGGTAACCACGCCACGGAGCGCCCTTCGGGGCGCTCCTACCCTTTCCAAGGAGTCCAAACCGATGAACGCTCATTCCCCCTCGCTCGCGCGGCAGGCTTGGCTAGAAGCCGCCATGGCTGCGCTCAAAGGCCGTATAGAGGCCGCGCACGGTTCCCCGGTGCCTGACACCGTGCGGATATCCTCCGGCTTTCCCAAGGGCTCGCACGGCAAAGGCAAGGCAATCGGCCAGTGTTGGGCGACCGAAGTTTCGGCTGACAAGCACAACGAAATCTTTATTTCGCCGGAGCTTTCCAAGTCGGTCCGCATCATGGGCGTGATAGCTCATGAGCTTGTCCACGCCACGGTTGGCGTAAAGGCCGGCCACAAGGCGCCATTCAAGAAACTGGCCGAAGCGATCGGGCTTGCCGGCAAGATGACCGCCACCGTGGAGTCCGAAGCGTTCACTGATTGGGCGCAAGGCGTGGTGAACGCAATCGGCGAGTACCCGGCCGGGGCCATGAACCTGCTTTTCCGAAAAAAACAGACGACTCGGATGCTCAAATGCGAGTGCGAAGACTGCGGCTATTCTGTCCGAACAACTCGCAAATGGATTGAGCAAGCCGGCCCGCCGGTATGCCCTACCGATATGACAACCATGCAATGCGATGAAATCGATGGGGACGATGGCGAATAGCCGCCGGCAGGCGTGATGCGACCCGCAGAGCGTGTAAACGCTCTGCCAGCCGCAACATGCGGAGACACCAAACCAACCAAGGAGTCCAAACGATGCTATCCCAAGTCTTCACGCACCGCACTAACGCCAGCCGCGCGGCCCGCCGGATGGGTTTGAAAAAGGCGCCGCTTATCGCGGTGGCCGGCGGCTATCAGTTCCAAATCCCGGACGGCGTTCCGCTCCCCGGCATCATTCAAGCGACGGCCGATAAGCTCGCGGTGCCCGATATCGAGCCGCCGACCGCCGAAACTATCGCCGCTCCGGAAGCCGCCCCGGCCGCCCCGCCCGCTCCGATCGCCGACGAACCGGAGCCGACCGACGAAGAACTGTTGGCCGCCCGCGCCGCGCATACCATCGTGAACGGCGCCCCCTTGCCGGCCGGCCCGTGGCGCGATGACCAGCCGACCGCACCGGTAGCTGACGCCAAACCGCCCCGCCAGCGCCGTAGGAAGGCCGCCAGTAAGCCGAAGACGGCGAAGGCGGCGAAGGCCGCCACGAAGGCCGCCAAGCGTCCGGAAGGCGTCGCCAAGCGCGGCACACCGGAATATGCGGCCAAGATGGCGGCCCGGCGCACGTCGCAAGGCCGGAGCGGTATCACCGAACAGGCGATTGCCGAAATCAAAGCTCGCTGGACTTCCGCCGACGATTTGATGAAAATGACGGGATGGGTCAGCAACACGCTTCGCGGCGTGCTGTCGCTGTACGCCAAAAAACACGGCGTCGAAATCGAGGGCAAGACAATCGACGGCGTAAGGCACTACCGCATTGCGAGGGGCTAGAGCAATGAGTGGCCGCGATTTCGGTGTGCCATACAATGACGAATTGCGGTCACTCATGCAGGCGAACGGCTTGAATATCCAAGCCGTCGCCGCGCACCTGGACGTAAGCGAGCACACCGTTCACGCCTGGACGAAACCGCCAAGTTCAAAATCGCATGTCAAGTGCCCGAAGATTCGAGTCGACACGCTCAAAGTGATTCTAGGGTTAGAGCTTGCTGACTTGACCAAGGCGCAGCGCGCCCGCGTGGTTGAGCTTCTAAAGGGCGCCTAGCTCGCCATCGAATACCAAACCGTAGGCTGGCCGCCGGCAGGGGGCGTTACTTGTTCCTTCCGCAGCGTGCCAGCCTCAACCAAAATATCTATGCTGCCGGTCAGTTCCTTTTTGTTGCGGACTACCTTTTGCAGCGCCCGCGAAACCTTCCAATGTTGAACCCGGCCGCCGTGCTTGCGCACGGTTTCGATGATTTTGTTTACGATTTGTCCATGATTCATTTCGACCACCATGGCCTCGGCCGCTTGCCGTCCGACACGCTTCGCACAGGTGTAGGCAACGTCCCGGCCCCATTCAATGTCGGACGCGTCAACGGCGCAATCGTCGCTGCGCCATCTGCCGAGCGCCCGAATCGTGGCGAGGCGAATCCCTATTTCCGCCGCACGGGACAGGTACGGGTCAAGCTCCGGATTAGCTTCCCGTTCGTCATCGACCGCGTTTGAAAAATCGTAATAGGCGTCGTGAGCCTTCGGATTGGCCCACATGATTTGACGCGGCTCCGGCATACACTTGAAGTCGTTTAGACGTGAGCGCAACGTGGGATTGTTGGCCGGATAGATGGATTGCAGCGCGTTGATGATATGTTCGGGCACCCTGAATTCTATTTTTGGTGTGTGCTGCCGGCTCTTGCTTGTGCTCTCGATAATCAGGAACCGATTAAGAAATCCGTTGCTAACGTCTTCGCCTTGCAACGCCGAATAGAATTCCTCCGGTGTCGAGACGCCGAACAGCGACAGAGCCGGGGCGTTTATGATTTCCATCTTGCGGCCGGCCCAATCCGGAGTGGACATGGCTTGAAACGAACTTCCCCACGCGCTGCGCAACACCTTGCTAATCGAGCTTTCAAAGCCGGACGCGCGCTTGCCATTGGCACGTTTCAGGAAGGCGCCGAATTCGTCTTGCGGGCACAGGCACAGCGGCGATTCGAGTAGCCGATTGATGACCGCCGGCATCGAGATAAATTCGGACGGCCCTATGTGCGCCTCCGCTTTCGCCGCGGTCAGTAGCTTGGTGATGCAGTTCAAGGGGTGTTGCTTGCCACCACCGGTCGGCGCGAGCCCAACCACATACAAGTGAGTGCCGGATTCTGTCGGCCCGCATAGCCGGCGGCCGGCCAGTGTACCGATTACCGTGACCGCAGCGCCGAGCGCCAACACCGCGTCTTCGCGGCGCGCGGTGTCGACCATCCATTGCACAAGCTCGCCAACCAGGCCATCCGTGAACGCCAGCTTTTTAAGGTCGCCGCCCGGCGCCTCCGGAAGGCGTGTAACGTTGTCCGACTCTCCCCCTTCCGTGGGGCCGGCTTCCGGCTCCGGCGCACTGGCGGGCTCCGCTGGCGCGGGGCGGGGCATTTTGGGTTTGAGGGCAATGATTACGTCGGACGGGTCAACCAACGCCTCTAACCAGTCATAGGCCGAGTCGAAATCGGAGCTTTGCGCGGCCATAACCAAGTCGATAGCGGAATACCCGCGCGGACCGTCGCCGAAGTCGGTAATGCCGTCCGGGTGGATTTTCAGGTTTAGCTTGCGCTTTTCGATCGGATTGCCGGTGTTGCTCGCGCGCCACACGGCGACAGCTTCATAGCCGCCCGCGCGGACCCGCTGGCACCGGTACAGGTTGAGCGCCGGAACCCATGCGTCAAGGTTGGCAATCGCCTTGTCGTTAAGACGCTTCCACGGGTCCGAGTCGTCGCGGGTGTAGCCGGCGGCCGGTCGCGCCGGCCGCTCCGGTTCGGCTTTCCATCCGAAGGGCGCGAGCGCCGGCCCGATCGCCTCGATATGCGCGGGGGTGATTTCCGGCAGGTCCGCCGGGTCCACGTCTTCAAGAGCGTCCGGACCCGTCCACAAATACGGCTGATTTGTATCCGGATGGATGGTCGGCGGTAGCACCGTCTGCCGGCCGGGTCCGATAAGGTCGCACACCCGCGACTTGCCAATGTTCCACGATTTCGACTCGGCGATATCCGGCCCGCGGTAAAAAAGCGTTTCGCCCTTGGCGCCGCGTTTGCGCACCGTGGTCGGCGGCAGCGCCGACTCGATGGCCGCCTTGGTGGCAACGTCGTCCGTGTCGATATCGATCGCGACCGTGTGCTTGGAGCCCGGCCCGGTGACGACGCAGACGCCAGCCGACGAATGCGACCACACCTGAATTTCAAATCGGGATGGAAGGCGGCGCGAGTATTCTTCGCGCCAGTTTTCTTTGCCAATCCACTCGCCGCGCTTTAGCTCGCCGGGACGTTTCGAGCCCGGCATGATGGGGATAGCAGCATAGCCGCGCTCGACAAGCCGAGCGCCTACGGCGGCATAGGGTCCAACCATGGGGGAGGCTTTCAGAACGGGGCGTTGAGCTTCGCGAGTTCGTCGCGCATGTGATTGTGGTAGGTATTAAAGGCACGTCGCCAAAATTCGCGCCATTCGTCCGGGTCCAACACAGCTAGGTCCGTGCGGGCGATTTCGTCTAGGAACTGACCGGCTGCGTTGCTCGCGGCCTCTTGTGCCTGTTCTTCATATGCGCCGAGCGCTTGCGGTTTCATGCGGTAGACTCTTTTGGCTGTCGTGATGCAAATCGGATCTTCGCACAGCCACATGATGGGCTGCTTGTCGTGTGGCGTGTAGCCGATATGGGAAGCTCGGCGTCGACACACGCCGCAAAGCGTCGGGTACTTGCCGGCGTATTTGAGGGGCGAGGTCATGGCTTGCCGTGCGGGAAAAAGTCGCCGCCCTCCTCGCGCATCAACTGCGCCGCAAAGTCTTTGAGACGCTTCCGGCGGGCGGCGAGCGCGTCGGCACCGTGCTTGCGAGCGAACTGCGCCCAAGAGGCAATCCAGTTCGCCCGTCGCATCCCGTGGTCCCGTGCGGCCTGTTCAAGGTCGATTTTCACGCCGCAGACTCCTCTTTCACGTTCCAGCGTTCCAGGTTCACGGCAACGCGCGAGCCGTTCGGCCGCTCGGCGAGGATATCGGTAACCGACCAATACTTGCCGTCGCGCTTGGCTTTGATACCGACCGGTAAGTGCAGTTCGGCGGCCCGACTCATAGCTTCGTCAATGGTTGCCGGTAGCGGTTTCTTGCCGCCTAGCGCCAGCCACCAAAACTCGGCGCGCTGGCGAGCACCGCCGACGTGTTCCCAACAAACCCATTGGCGGTATGGACCGCTGGCGCACTCATATTCCGCCACCATAGAATCGGGACCGTCGCCAAATTTCCGGTGTCTGTCGATTCTCACGTCCGACACCGGAATCCACTGCGGCGCGTTCGCCTTCAATATCGGCGCCGTGTCCGCCGTTGAGTCGTGCTTTGGTTGGGAATCCTTCGGCCACTCGAAACCGCATCCCGTGCACGTCATCACCGAAATCGAATTGTAAACTTGGCACACCGGACAAATCTTTGCGCGCACGGTGTCCGGGTCGGTTTTCTCCGGCTTCTCGCCTTTTTGTTTTTTTTTAATCATTTGCACTTGCACGTCATCGACGGGGCCGTGACGGCGCACATTGCCGGCGAAGTCGAGCACCAAGCAGTCCGTCTTGCCGGGACACAAGCGAGTGCCGCGGCCAATCATCTGCACATACAGCCCGGTCGAAAGCGTCGGCCGCAACAAGCAAAGCAAATCGACATGCGGCGCGTCGAAGCCGGTGGTTAGCAGGTTGGCGTTTGTGAGTGCGCGAATCTGCCCGGACTTGAACGCAGCAATGAGGCGGTCGCGCTCCCCCTTTGGCGTCTTCGATGACACGGTGTCGGCAGCGATGCCACGCAAGCGCAGCGCGTCGCGGACGTGCAAGGCGTGGTCAATGCCAGAACAGAACACAAGCCAACCGCGGCGCTCGGCGCCTAGCGCGCACATTTCATCGCACGCGCCCTCGATAACTTCGGCCTTGTCGGCTGCGGCTTCAAGAGCGCCAGCGTTGAATTCGCCGCCCTGGCGCTTGACGCCACGGACATCGATTTCTGTTTTGGTGCCCTTTGATATCGGCGGCGACAGATACCCGCCCTTGACCGCGCGAGCCAAATCGTAGCTGTAAACGATATCATCGAACAGCCGGCCGTTACCTTCGTCCAGGCGGCCGGAGTCGAGCCGGTATGGTGTGGCTGTGAAGCCGACCACGCGAAGGTCCGGCCGCTCGCGCCGGAGCGTTTCGAGAAGGGTCCGGTACATGCCGTCGCCATCGCGCGGGACAAGGTGCGACTCGTCAACCATCACCACGTCGCGCGGCCCCAATTGGTCGCCGATCTTGTAGACGGACTGGACGGACGCGAACAGGATTTGCGAAAACCGGTCGCGGCGGTTGAGCCCGGCAGAGTTGATGCCGACCGGGGCTTGCGGCCACACGCGCAACAGAGCTTGCGCATTCTGTGCCACCAACTCTCGCACGTGCGTCAACATGAGCACCCGCAAGCCTTCGTAGTTTTCCAACAGGTGCTTGTTGAGCCCCGCTATAACCACGGACTTGCCGGTGCCAGTCGCCATTTCAACCAACGGGTTGCCGCCGCCTTCCGACCAATAGCCTAGAACGGCCTCGATAGCCTCGCCTTGATATTCGCGAAGTTCAATCATCCGACGTTACTCCGCTGCGATTTGAAACGGTTCACATGCCTCGAAATCCCATGCGAACGCCCGCGACATGTATTCGGTCGTTTCTGCGGAAAGGTGCGGCGCAAGGTTGACCACAGTGCGGTTTTCCGAATACTGCGATAGCGGCACGTCGAGAAACTTTCCCAACTCGCTCATTGCGCTGTAAGGGAAAACCATCGTCCCAAGGTCCGGCCGCAGATATATCCATTGCGATTTGCGGTTCTCCGGAAGCGCCCACTTTACGCAATGGTCCGGCCACCATCGGCCGCTATTCGCAGCATCAAACGGCGACGTGAAAACGACTTGGTTTGTCCGCACCCATTCATCAAACGGCACATTGACGCTATTGCGTTGAAGCGAGAGCCAAGGCATGTCGTGGCCGTCGTGTAGTCCGTGCTTTATGTATTTGTAGAGCGACCAAAGCCGGTCGATGGGGTTGCGCACGACGCCAACCTTGCGCCAGCGGTCAAACCCGAGCGGCACGCCATCCGCTTCCATGTGCCGGTACAGTAGGAACGATTTGGGATACCGTTCGGCAGCCGCGCGCCGCAGCGACCCGCTCCCCGTGCGCGGCGGTAGGATAACAACGGTTTGGATTTCGGGTATGATAATCATCGCATCCCCCTTCAAATCAAGGCCATTTGCTTCGGCTTTGGAGCCGCTACGGTCGGCACAAACATGTCATCTTGTTTCAGCGCCGCAGATATGCGCCGGCACGACAGCTCAAACCATGTCGGGTTGATTTCGATACCGACGAAACGGCGGCGCGAGCGGACGCAGGCGATACCGGTTGAGCCGGAACCACAGAACGGGTCGCAAATCAGTTCGCCGGGATTGGTGAACAGCGTTACCAGTTCGGTCATGAGCGACACCGGTTTTTCGGTCGGATGGTCGCCCTGGCGGCTCGCCGGGTTGACAAGGTGTGTAAACACGCCGCGCCGTCCGCCGCCGTTCCATCGGCTGTGGCCCGGTCCACACCACGACGCAATGATGCGTTCGAATTCGGAGTCGTCGCCGCACCACGCGACCGCAATGGACTCGTCGCCCATGCCCGGCCCCTGGCCGTTAAGCTGCGGTGTGCTGTCCGGCTTGATCCACACGCACGAACGCTTGTAACGCGCTCCGGCCACCTCGATTGCGTCGCGCCAAAGCGCTACACCTTCGGATGTGCAAAATAGCAACAGCCAACCTTGCGCAACTTCGCCACATAGCTTCGCTACCTCCGGCCTGATTTCTTCGACCGAAGCAAATCCGAGCACTTCCGGACTGCGCTGGCCGTCAGTTCGTTTGAGCTTGCCGCGCTTCGCGCTGTGCATGTGCTTTTCATAGGGCGGGTCGCAAATCACATGGTCGACCTTGCCGAGCGTCGGCAGCACTTCGCGGCAGTCGCCGAGAATGACGGTAACCCCCTCGCAAATCGTTTCGGTTCTCATGACGCGTCCCCCACGCGTTGCAGCTTGTACGCTCCGCGACTGTTGATTATTTCCAAACCAGCGCCCAATAGGCTTTTGCGAAGGCGCATGACGTTATTGCGTATCAAACCAAGCGCGCTATCTGGCGATTTCGTTCCCCAAATCGAACTTGCCAAATCTGGAATTAAAACCGCTTCCGGCATCCGTTCGATAAGCGCATAAGCAAGCTCTGCGCAGGTTGGCATTAACTTAATCGGCTTTTTCAACCAACCGGCCGCTAACGTGTTGCTAGTTAAGTCGATTGCAATTTGATTTTCGCCGAGTGGTCCGCCGCAACACGGGCACTTAGCGAGGGGCATTTTTCAACCCCTCATAATAGGCTTGCGCCGCCGCGTATTCTTCGGCCGATAGTTCTTCGACTAAGGCGCCGTCGCCGCCGCCCTCGCCGGGGTGCGAGCCGTCATCCGTGGTCCATAGCGAACTGCTTTCCGGGTGCCAGAAATACCGTATGATCGGAGGCGGCTTTTTCTCTTGGTCGGTCCACGTGGACCCGTCCCGCATCGTGTACACAATGAAATCGTCGCCCGCGTCGGTTTGGTCGCCGGGAACCACGTCAGGCAAGTACAGATGCGCGTGGCACCCGGCTTGCTGTTCGGTCATAGTGAGGGTCTTATTATGCCGCTCGCAAAGCCATTGTCCGGCCGTATCGTGCGGGTCGATAATTGGGGATGAATGAACGCACGTGCGGCAATGGTTGCGGCCAAAGACTTCGCGGTGGCAAACGGCCTTGTGACGGCAGATAATGCAAGGGTATGATTTCGGGTCATCTTTGATGCGTGCCGGCGCGCGGTTCGCGCTAATGACCGTTTCGATCCGGACCAACATTTGCATGACCGCGACGGCATCGTATTCGAGCCTTTCCGTGTGTTCGTCATCGTCGTTTTTGTTGACGGCGTAGTACACACAGCGGTCCAAACCCTGCATGTGCATGTAGAATTGACACTGCCACCAATGAGCGATTTTCGCCTTCTTGACCCCCTTGGCCTTGACTTCGTTGAATGACTTTTCGTTGTGCGATTTGCATTCGATGACGTGGACCGTCTTCGGCGCCTCCGGCAGCCCATCGGCGAGCGCGTCTAGCTTGCCCCGCAGATGGCCGCCGAGCGCGTACACCTTCCACTGCTTGCCAGTGGTCGGGTCCAGGCGCTCAACACGAACGCCGGGCACCTGCTCCAAATCGTTAAGGATTCGCTTTTCCTCGATATGGCCGGTTTCGAACAGGCGAGCCTTGCGGCCGTCGATTTGTTCGTGTAGCGACGCCCACCGGAACGCCATCCACAAGGCGCGGTCGCACTCCGACCCGAGTTCGGACATGGACAGGCCATAGCTGTCGAATTGTTGCTGGCGGCCCTCACGCGCGGCTGCTACAGAGCGCGCGGTGTTGGGCAAGCTCGCGGGAAGCGCGACCATTGATTAGGCTCCGCTGGCATCGTGTAAACGGTGTCGGTAGGGGGTGGGGCCGCGGGTTCTAGGTTTGGACTCCTTCCCGCGGCCTCGGCCTTTCAGGCTAACTCGCCTTGCGCGTCGCCCATGGCCTTACGGGGCCGCTAGGCGCGGCTGCCGGCGCTCCCCGCTGTGCGGCAGGGGCCGGAGCCGGACGCGTCTGTGCGGCCTTTGCCGGGGCTGGCGCGGCAGCCTGTACGGCAGGCTTGCCGGCGGGCGGCTGCGCGCCTTCGATCGGGTAAAACCCGTCGATGGTGTTCTTGGCCCTGTACTGGCCCTTGGCCGGCTCGATACCGACGCGGAACAGCATCGGCCGGAACATGAGTTCGTCCACGTCGTTCAAGAGCCCGGAATGACCGACCGCGGTACAGATATCGCGCAGCTTGCGTTGCGCCGCCTTGACGCCGCGCTGCTTGTCGGGATTGTCGCTCTCGATAAGCAGGTTTTCCCACAGCTTGCGGCCGGTATAGTCGCCGTCGATGATTTCGAATTCGCAGACGATAAGCCGGCCGGAACCGTCTTTGGTCGGTTCCTCTTTGTTGGCGACAAGCTGGCCGACGTGCGGCCCTTCGTTCTCGATAAGCTCGAACCCCTCTTGCCAACTGTCGTGTTCGTCGGGGTTATAGGGTTGGTTCAATGCGACCATGGTAATGGACTCCTTGTTCTAGGCTGTAGCCTGATTTTCGTTGGTGAATATTAGGCCGCAGCCTGTTCGGCTTCGGCCTTCGGCTCCGGCGGCGCGACGCCGCCGTTAAGGTGCGGGAAGTACGGCGCGAGCTTCGCGTAGCCCTGCCCCTTCATAAAGGGGAGCTTGGACGGCATCCCATACCGGTTCTTGGCGTTGAGGGATGGCCGCCCTTCGACGTACAGCCAACGCGTGAGTCCGCCTTCGGCATGGGCGCGGGTTTTGTTGAAACCAAGCGCTTCCTGCTTGACGGTCGCCTCATGGTTGACGAATACGATAAGGTCCATTTCGTCTTCGATGATGGCAAGCGCCCGTTTGTGCAGCCGGATATCAAATCGGCTGTAGCTCGACGTGCGCGGGTCATCGAATCGGTTCACGTCGGAATGCGCAATCAACACGACATTCATTTGCCGTTCGATGCGCAGCGCGTTGAGCCCTTCCAAGAAATCGCGCCAATACTTATCCGCCTCGACGTAGCCCTTACCGTAGCCGGGCGACTCGATGGATTGCCAATTGTTGGCTTCGCACACCGCCGTCCACACGCGCGGTTCCATCTTGTCGGCCGAGTCGAGCACGACGGTTTGATAACCGTGGCTCTCGCTGTATAAAGCGCCCACCGCTTCGATGGCTTCGTTGTAGGTGGTCAAGGTGCCGAACGAATCGAGTTCTGCACTGGCCGGCGTGCCGTCTTCGAATTGAATGAAGACGGTGTTCGGCCATTCGGCCGCGAGCGTGGTTTTTCCCAATCCGGGCGGTCCGTAAATCAACGTGCGCGGTGGCGACGTGGATCGAACCTTTCGGAGAGATTTCAAACTGATTGCCATAGGTTTGGACTCCTTTGTTTCCGGCTTGGCTCCGATATTGTCCGGGGCGCGCGTGCCCCGGAGTCCAGGCCGGCAATAGCCCCGGTTAAGGGACGGACACGCGCGCCTCGGTGAACTGTGGACGGGGTAACCCCCTCACGCGGGCTAAGTGTTTGGCCCGACGCTGTGGATTCACCAAACCTAAAATTGTCGTGTGGTGACGGCCCAACAGGCGACCACATTGCGCCAACGAATATCGATGTTCCTCGCGCAACAGTTCGCAGAGGATTTTGCGCGCTTGCCAAAGCTTTACCGGATATCGCTTCGAAAGCAGGATTTCCGGCGTGGTGTGATGCCCAAGCGCGACGGCTTTAATCAAAGGCATGAGGCGTTCGCGCGGTGTCACGATTCGGTTCATGCCGCCGCCCTCATGTGCGACGTTATGGCACCTAGTGTCACCAACACACTCTCGATTTCTTGCGGCGTCCGCGCCACCATGTAGGTGTGACCAAGCGCGGTCACGTCCGCTTCGAACTGCTTTTGAGCGTCCGACTGCTTGCCGGCGCGCTGCTTGCCGTCTTTCGGTCGCTTCAATTCGAGGAATGCGGTACGGCCCGGCAATAGGATGCACCAATCGGCGACACCCTTTCGCACGCCTCGCTTTTTGAGCTTGACGCGCACCTGTACCGACTCGGAATTCTCGTTGGCGACATGAAAATAGACGATGCCGGGAACCGATCGCAGGTCTAGCAGTTCCTTGGTGAACACCTGCAAGGCGTCTTCATCGATCTTGAACCGCATGGCCCCCGTCGTCCCAATTGCGTAGGGCATGACCTATAACATAGGTTATGGTTTTTGCAAGACCTCTTTTGCTGGTGTCGGGAATGCGAATCACACTCGCCAAAATAGCGTCTGCGATGGTCAATGTTCCAGGGCTTGAATTTTCAATTTTATTAATGTACTGTCGGTATGATGATGAAAACTGACTTTTTTGTTAGAAAGGAAACTCTCACGGGCAACGTGACAAGGGGATGGCGATGAAAAAGAGCGAATCAGTTTCGGGGGTTTGGCTGCCGCAGCCGGAGCTAGGGAACGTTATCAAATCGGCCCGTATGCAACGCGGCATGTCCCAGACTGATTTGGCGAAAGCCATCGCCGATGCGACCGGAAAAAACTGGAAAAGCATTCAACCGGCGATTTCAGCCTATGAAGGCACAGGCAAACGGATAGTTGACGATGGTCAGTACTTCCCCGTCATCGAGGAAGTGCTAACAATTTCCTTGAAGTTGCAAAAGGGTCACGGTCAGCCCATAACCAGCGGCATGGGCCTACGCGCTACTGCAAATCGATTTGACAACCCCGTCACAACTTCCCAAATGTCACGTCAGCTACCGATCTATAACACAGAGCTTGGGGGATGTGGCACGTTGGGTATCAGCGATGAAATCGCAGAGCACAGGGAAGGACCGTCATCCCTGCATTCAGTACGCAACGCGTACGGAATCCGGGTCGCTGGCACTCAAATGGAGCCGGCCTACCGCCCTGGCGATATCATTTGGATCAACCCGCACGAGTCCGGCCGGGCCGGTGACGACGTTTTGTTGTGCGACACAGGCAACCGCCGCTTAATCCGCGAGCTAGTCAACGAAACCGAATCGGACTGGATTGTTCGCCAGCACAACCCTTCCAAGCAGTCCAAACTTTCGAAATCGGCGTGGCCGAAGTGCCTCAAAATCAAGGCTAAAGATAACCGCTGACATACTTTATAACGCAGGTTATTGACACCGCCCCATATCGTCGGTTATAGACGGCCTCACGCTCCAATCGTGAGGCCGTTTCCATGCAACGCGAAGCTTCCGGACTTGTGACCCTTGTAGCGCTGACTCTGTTCGGCGCCGCCGTCTTCACGCTCTGCGCGGTGCTCGCGTGAGCGGAGTCGAAGCGCGAGTCCAGCAAGCGGACAACGCCTATTATTCGCTTTTGGATGAAATGCGCGTGCACCTGTCGCGCGCTCGCACCGAAGGCCGATGGGATGGTTTTTCCGTTCCGCGCGCAATCGACTACCTGCACGGCCTCGCACGCTACAGCATCGGCGAGCTTATCGAAGTCGCATCGGACGCCGCCTTTGCGGAGGTAACCGAGCCGACTGATTTGCACTGAATCGCGCGCCGCGGGCGTATCGCGGTTTTCAAGAGGGAGTCCCACTTATGATGAAACGTCACTTGTTTGCCGCGGTCGCCATGTTGGCGCTGGCGCCTGCCGCGTTCGCTGCCGATATGCCGATCAAAGCGCCGAAGGCGGCAGCGCCCGCCAATGGCGTGACCGGGTTTTATCTCGGCATTAACGGAGGCATGACTGCGGCCGACCAATCATACCAGTTCATCACGGCGCCCGGCACGTCCACGTCGGTCGGCGGACCCGGCGGAACGTTGTTCCCGGCCGGCGGAATCGTCGGCGTCACGGCCGGCTTCGGTGGTGCGCTCGGCGCCGCGTATGCGGCGGTCGAAGGCGACTTCGACTACGATTTCAACCGCGCCGAAACCAGTTGCACCTTTGCCGGTATCAGCACGCGTTGCGGTTCCAAGGACTCGGTACTCATGACGCAACGCGCGGTGTTCGGCGTACCGCTGTCCGCTATTACCGGCGCCGCCGGTCAGTTCAAGCTGCCGACCACTCTCGCGCCGCCGTCGCAATGGCCGGTCCCGATCAACGTGCCGGCAAATTTCGCCATCGGAAACCTTATGCCGTTTGTTACGGCCGGCATCGCCGAGCGCAACGTGTCAGCTTTTGTCGACCCGACCGGCATCCCGGTTCCTGCCGGTTCGCCGAAAGGCACGAAAGAGGCGCTGTATGCGGGCGGCAGCGGAACCGAATGGCTTGTCGGATATGTGGTCGGCGGCGGCCTGAAAATGCCGATTTCGAACGGCGTCACGGCCGGCGTGGAGTACGATTTTATCGGCTTCAACAAGTCATTCGTGCCGGCAAATGCCACGGCCGGCCTGTTTCCGACAACGGCCAACTTCAAGCAGACAAACGAGCAACGGTTGCTCGCGAAAGTCGATTTCGGATTCTAGTCTCGTCGGGGGAGCATGGGGGGAGAAGGGGGCGGTTGTGGGGGCCGCCCCCTTTTACAACGAGGATATGACTATGTGGCTGATTTGGGTTCGTGGTTTTAGGGGCTGGGAACCGCAGAAATGTGCAGAACTGCAAACCAACGGGGCAGGTGTGCCGATTTCTGTAACCTACCGTCACGCCCTGACGGCCGAGCAATTCAAGTTGCCGCTGCGAGAGCTTGAAAAGATTTTCCCGCCACCGCCGGAGCCGGAACAAGAGAGCGTGTAAACGTGCCGCACTATCCTAACGCCTTCGTTCACGTTGCGGATGGCGCCCCACGGTGGAAACTTGTGGACCGCGCCGTTACCGCTCTACAGCGCGCGGGAACTTCGTCTAAGCGGGTCCGCGAATTTCGCGACTGCGTTCCGACCCGCTACGCCGATGCGGTCGATTTTATCCGTGAATGGTGCGAGACGGATTGATTATGACCATCGCTCGCACCATACCCGAAGACGAGCCGCTGCGCCTTGACGTAGCGGCTCAAATCGCATTTCCGGGCGGTGCGATAACAGCGGCGAGCTTGCGGCGCGAAGCGGCTAAGGGCAGGCTTGCAATCGAGTGTATTGCCGGTAAGTATTTCACGACACTTTCCGCAATCAAGGACATGCGCCAGCTATGCCGCGTCGCGCCAACGCCCCGCGTCTGTGGCTCCGGCCCGCTCGACACAACGCCGCCGGAACCCTCACACACGCCGCAAGCTTTTTCATCCTCGATAGAGGCCGCCAAATCGCAACTGGAACGTCTGAGAGCGTCCAAGCCGAAAAAAAGCTCGCGGCGTACATCGGGCAAAAGCACAGCGAACGCATAGCGCACGGCAAGCGCGAGATTGACCAAATCCCCATAGCGGACGTTATCAACGTATATGCCGCCGACATTGTGCCGAACCGGGTCCGTCCGGACCAAGCGGCTTTCCGTCTCAACAGGCTCTTGGAATTCTTCGGCGACAAGACGCTTGTCGATTTGAATGGGCGGCTCTGCCGCAACTACACCAAGCAGTCGGCAACCGACGCCATGGCCCGGCGCGACCTTGAAGACTTGCGAGCCGCCATCAACCATCATCGCCGCGAAGGGCTGCATGACCGCATCGTGTCTGTGGTGATGCCGGACCGCCGACCCCCGCGCGAGAAGTGGTTGACGCGTGAGGACGCCGCCAAGCTGCTTTGGACCCTATGGCGCCGCGGCAAGTGCCGACACGTCGCCCGGTTCGTATTGATTGCCCTCTACACCGGCCGGCGGGCCGCCGTTGTGTGCGGCGCGAGCTTCAAGCGGTCACAGGGGCGGACGTGGCTGGACACGCGAGCGGGCTTCCTATGGCCGCCGGAGCGGGCACGGGTAACGAAGAAACGCAACCCACCTATTCCGCTACCGGCCCGGCTTGTCGCGCACCTGCGGCGTTGGGAACGGCAGGGCTGGGCATATCCGGTTCAATGGGGCGACCACAGCGTCACGCGGGTTGACAAGACGGTCAAAGACGCCGCCAGCGAGGCCGGGCTAGGCTACGTGACGCCGCACGTCTTGCGCCACACCGCGGCCACGTGGCAAATGCAGGCCGCTACCGACATATTCGAGGCATCGAAGTACCTTGGCATGACCATTCGCACGCTCGAAACCGTTTACGCGCACCATAGGCCGGACCACCTGACCGGAGCCCGTGACGCCTATGACCGTCACCGCCAACGTTTCGCCAATGAAATAGGCGAACCGAAAGCGAACGTAACGCGAAACAATCAAACGAAAACACTCAAAAAATCAGCTAGATAGCTGATTTGCCACTCGTAGGCAGCGAGTGAGCAAGAAGGAGCTTGATATGGTCGCCTTGACCTTTCCCGACGGCGCGCGCCGGGACTATCCCGATGGCACCACCGGCCTCGCAGTGGCCAAGGCGATTTCGCCTTCGCTCGCCAAGCGCACCGTCGCCATGGCACTCGACGGCGCCCTCGCCGACCTCGCCGCTCCCATCGACCGCGACGCCCGGATCGAATTCGTCAATCGCGACGATCCCCGCGCGCTGGAGCTGATCCGCCACGATGCCGCTCACGTGCTCGCCGAAGCGGTGCAGTCGCTGTGGCCGGGCACCCAGGTCACCATCGGCCCGGTGATCGAGAACGGCTTCTATTACGACTTCTTCCGCAA